AGATAGCTTATGAAAGTATTATATCTACTTGTTGTAAAGCTGGTTATAACTTATCAGGAGATGGATTATGTGACAAGATAATTAGGAACTTATATAAAATTTATTGCTTCTACGGAGATATTGGATTAGTAAAAATATTGCCTATTATGAGAGGAACTGAGCCAAGTACACTTAAAGCAAAAGGAATAGCTGCTTATCCAGAAAGAGTTGAATTAAGTCTTGCTCTCTACCTGCAGGACTATCTTGTATCTCTTGGTGAACCAAAACAGTTTAACGAGAAAGGAAAGAAAATTTCTTAAACAAGTTTGTAAAAAGTATTGACAAGTTTTACAAACTGGTTTATAATGCAGTTACAGTTAAGAAAGGAGAAAACAAATGGCAACACTTATTAGTTTTTATAAAGATAATAAAATTACCTCATCAGAGGTAGAATCTAAGGACATTGATATTGTCCTTGGTTTCCTTTTCAAAAACTATGTCTTAGGAGAAGACATCACAGAGAACTTTGATTCAAAATTTCTCTACATCGAGGACAGCAAGTTTAAAATGAAACCTCTAAACAAGAAAATAAAAAAGTTTACGCAAGAAAAAGAGGATTCTGTAGAGGTTCTGATTCAGTTTGAGGAGCTCGCTAAGAGCTACGAAGCAGCTTATATCTTTGACCAGTATGAGGTATTCAAGTTTGAAAACGGTGACTATAAAGATCTGGATGAGAGAGATTATAAACTCTCCATTTGTAAGCACTGCGGAAAGATTATTTCCGGATCTTTAGTCAATGATTATTGTCCAGAATGCTTCGTAACCTATGGAGTACAGGAAGTGTTTGAACAGATCCAGTCAGACGACAAAGAGCTGTATACAGAGTACGAGACAGTATCAAAAGTAATGAATACTGTTGAAGCATTCTACGAAAAAATCAAAGACAAGGGAACTTTAGCTGTACAGAGAGCAAGAGAAATCTCTGAACAGTACTTAGGAAAAGAGCAGATTCCTGAGGATCTCTATGAAACAATTTTAGGAGGATTTGTAGCATGAATAAAGAAACAATGAAACAGGGTATGATTAAGGTTCTTAATATGTATGATATCCCTTGGGGTAATTCAGCCATTGACAAAATTATCAACACATGGGCAGACAACAAAACCCCTTTGATTGAGTTATTAAGACATCATCCTAACTGGAATGATGAAAAATGCTATGTAGCATTTGATCAGAATATCAAGGGACAGCCAGACGAGGAGAAAATTTACAGGTTCATTGATTGGATGATTAATAAGAGAAGATACACAGATGCTTTGGATGCATTGAGATATTACAGAGAACAGCTTTTGGATGAACAAATAGCTTCTTTAATTAAAGAATGCTATCCTGATATTAAAGGTATTTCAGCAGGTCAGAAAACCTCAAGAGCAGTGAAGAAAATCTGTACACTTATAGGTATTACTTCTGATACCTATTCAGATTTTGAAAAGAGGTATGCCAAATATTCAGATGCAATCAATCCATTGGATGTTGTCCGGCACACTATCCTGTCAGTTAATCCAGTTGATTATCTGTTATCCTCCAATGGAAACAGCTGGTCATCCTGTCACACATTGGATAAAAACAATCCTAATGGTTACTCAGGATGCCATTGTTCTGGAACAATGAGTTATCTCCTTGATGGAACTACAATGGTTTACTATCAAGTTGATAAAGAGTATGACGGTAATGACTTAGAATTCGAACCTAAGATCATCCGTCAGTTATTCCATTATAAAGATGGAATCCTTGTACAGGGAAGACTCTACCCTCAGTGCAATGATGGTAAAAACTCACTGTACACTCCAATTAGAGCACAGCTTCAGAAAATCATCGCTGATTGTTTGGTGGCTCCTAACCTTTGGAGAAAGAAAGGTGGCACCTCTGCTTGTCACTCAGTTATTAATTCTGAAGGTACCCACTACAGAGATTATGAGTGCCAGAGCGAGTGCTCAGTAAGTAAGATTGTCAAAATGATTCCCAAGGGAAGAGTAGATAATAGGCATATGACAGTTGGACATAATATCTATTGTGTAAAGTGCGGGGATTGGCATGATATGGAAAGTACTCTTCTTTGTGAGGATTGTTATGATAACTATGGCGACAGTGAATCTCATAGATGTTGTGATTGCGGTGATCGCTATGACGAAGATGAGATGTACCTTATCGACGGAAGTTGGTATTGCTGTAATTGCTCTATTTATTGCGATTGCTGTGATGAAAGAGTGCCCAATAGTTATATCAACTATTATGATGAATTAAATATGCATATCTGTAATGACTGCAGGGATGAAAATTTCACAACATGTGATTGTTGTGATGATTTATGTAGAAACGATGATGTCACATGGGTGGAATCAACCGATGAGTATGTATGTGATCACTGCTTAAGAACAAATTATACATATGTTGAAAGCGAGGATGACTATTTCCTTAACGAAGAAGTTAAAGAATGTAAAGAGTGTGGAAGCCTCTATGTAATTGAAGATGGTGACAAAGGGCTTTGTCCAGACTGCAAAGAAAAGGAGACCGGAGATGAGTAAAAATAAATATAAAATTACAGAATTAGAAGAGATTTTGAGAATGAAACAGATGACTTTAAAGAGTCACCTGGAAGCTAAGTTAGAAACAGCAGGTTATGAACCTAAATCGGAGGATGGATTCCTCTATGCTAAGGGAACTTTCCCAGTGCTCTTAGTTGCTCATATGGATACAGTACATGAAGAATGTGTCCAGAAAATCAAATACACTGGAGCAATCATGTCTTCTCCTCAAGGGATTGGGGGAGACGACCGGTGTGGCATCTACGCTATTCTGCAAATTATTAAAGAGTATCATTGTTCTGTATTGTTTACAGAGGATGAAGAGAAAGGGTGCGTAGGAGCTGAGAAGTTTGCTGTAAGTGACTATATAGTAAACAATGATATAAATTATATCATTGAAATTGATAGAAGAGGGACCAATGACTGTGTATTCTACTCTTGTGATAATCAAGAATTTGAAAAATTCATTGAATCTACTGATTATTTCAAAACAGCATGGGGTTCTGTGAGTGATATATCAACAATTGCTCCGGCACTCGGTGTAGCAGCAGTCAATTTATCTTCTGGTTATTTCGACGAACACACTACAAGAGAAACAATCAATGTAGAAGCATTACTTTCTACAATTGAAGAAGCGAAAAAGATTCTTGCTTTACCATGCGAGGAACCATTTGAGTACATTGAAGCTGCCTATGGTGGTTATGGAAACTGGTGGAGAGATTATGATGAAGAAGCATCACCTATTAGCACTGATTACACAACAGCTTATACAGATGATTGTACTTATATATTCTCGAAAGAGGAGAAGGCAAAGAAATTCTTCCATATTTATCTTCAGACTTACAGCGGAAATGAAATCTGTTGTGAAATCCTCGCAATAAATGAAATGGAAGCAATTGGTATGGCTTTAAGTCATTATCAGTATTATTCTGCTTGTGACATTATTGATATAAAATCACAGTAAAGGAGGAATGTTTATGCCAAAGTATATGATTGACCTCTAGCCCACTAAGAGGTTTTCATATAAATTACAACTGAA